CTACTGAGCTCGATTGGATATATACCGCCGGCAGAAGCTGAGGCAAACTTCTACCAGCAACACACCGGTCAGGCCATGGCCGCCTGACTTAAACGAAATGGTCTCCATGAAACCCGGTGTGATTCAGCAATTGTTTTGAGCGATTTATCAGTAACTACGAAATCTACGCTCATACGGTTAATGCGTGAAAACCACATTTGAAAGCTGTGGCCTTGTTTTATTCTTACCAGTTGGGATAGCTGAACCTGAGTGAATATGTAATGGTCCGGAAGAGCTTCGCGTAAGCGATGAAATAGGACCAGTTCTGTGTCTGTTATCAGGCGACGCTTTTCGAATGGCCATTCTTCATCAGGGGCATAGCGGAAGCCATCAGGCGCGATTTTGCTCGTGGCTCGTGCTGGGTCTTCGAACTGCGGTGCTAGTACCTTTTTACGGTCATACTGATGCACTCTCTTTGATCGCGGTCTTGGCTCATTCCACGTGCTTCTGTGCCCGTTTTTGCGTTTTCCTGCTCTGTGCAACAGGCCTGCAGTAATCACGCAAGCTACAAGAAAAATGATTAATTCCATGGCGGGGCTCTTTACCACGTTTTCTGTCTAAGGCCCTGCGCGCATTCCTGCACATCTTGATCTATGACGTTGCCAGGCTTCATGCACTCGCGTACTGAGCGCACCGGGCCTCTGTTGGCTTCCATTTCGGCGCGTTCTTGGGCTTTTAGGTGATTGCGGGCAGCTTGGCCCATCTGACTGTCGCTCTCGGCTAGCCCTTGCATGACGCTTGTCTGAAGGTATTCGGTGGTGGCCCTTATCGCCGGTTGGATCGCCTCAGCTGCTTGAGCTAACGCGGTCTTTTCCTCGGCTGAGGCTATGCTGCTGAACAGTATCATTGTTACTGCTGCGGCCTTCTTCATCCTTGTTTCTCCTGCTCTTCCTTGACCCCGTGTTATCGATCCGAGATCCCCCAAAAAGGGGTTTACTCACACATGATAAATCTTGTTTGTCTGCATGCACCGCTGTTGTATGTGACGGCAGAAATGCCTACGAAGGCAATCACTAATAAGATAACAATATATTCGCCCAACTTCTTTGTTCTGGGGTTTTCGGCAAGTCTGGCTATTCCTAACATGATTAAGAATATGCAGGTGTATATAACTGAGAGGAAAAAAAGTGCTCTGGGGTCTTCAAATAAAATAAAAATAATTCCCAGTGGAATCAGGTATATAGGCACCGCGACAATCAGCGCACCTAAAACTGCAACGACAACGGCCAAGATATTTTTCATCTAGACCTGCTATTCGTCTGCTCGTAACTGGATTTTTGCATCCTTGAATCTCCTACTCTTCCTTGACCCTGTGAAACCGGGAAAACCAGCGCCTAGCAGCTTCCTTTGTGATCGCTATCCCGCGTTGTGACTGGGTAACTTTGAGTTGGCCTCGTCGTATTCTGGGCTTGTTTGGCCGATCTCTGGCATTACTTCACCAGTGCTTAACCACCACCTGTACTGGGGATAGACCTTCCCCAGTGTCTCTACCTCATCTGCACCTACACGGGCTTTTCCGCGCTTGATGCTTACCCAGCGGTCGTAATTCGTTTCTCCCGCGCGGGTGAGTTCGCTCAGGTTACTTTTTTCGATCAATTCAATGGATCTATCGGTGATGCTCATTTAATAGTGACAAATCATGTTTGGACTATGTACAAATTTTAGCTTAGCCGCTATTGTTTGGACTATGTCCATGGATATAGTCCATGGCGTTAATTTCTTCATTGCCAAACATAGTGGAACAAAGCGTATGGATATGGAAGGCGTAGGACCGGAAAACCTCATTGGCGCACCGCCAATCATGCCGTGGCCCAAGTTTGCCGACTGGATCGGCATGGGCGATGAACCCCGCGTGGTTGAGTCTTGGATTCAACGGGGCTATCTCCCGACCAAGAAAATCGGCAAGCGCCAGATGGTTAACGTTGCTCTGCTTGTCCGCCAGTTGCTGGAAGAGGAATAGGGCTATGTCTAAACGCTTCGTAGTCGAGTTCCGTGACGGCCCGCTGACTTCCCGCGCCCGTCGCTGGTTTCGCTTCTATGAATCCGCCTCCCGTGCTGATTGCGAAGCCTTTATTGAAAAGTCCATTACTGACCTGCCGTCCACAGATGACCGCCACTACTGGGGTCTTACTCGTGAACGTGCTCGCCAGTCCTATCGAATCCGTGGTGTGAGGGTGGCGGCATGAACAGTCAACAGCGCTACAAACCCAAGCATGAACCCGGCTGCGCCTGCGTCGTCTGCTGGACTGCTGCCTTCTGCGATCAGATGCACGAACGCAACGATGCACGGCAAAAGCGCTGCAATGAAATCCTCGCCAACCCGGAAGCGGCCCTGCAGCCAGTGCAGACCGACTTTCTGTCGTCACTGGACGAGGTCACCAGATGAAAACCCTGCAGCTGACTGACAGCTATGTCCTGTGCCAAGAGTGCGGCCACGTCGAGGAATACTCCGATGCCCGCGCCAATCGGCAGGAACGCTGCTCGCGCTGCAACTCTGGTTTCTTCTGCGGTTGTCACTGCTGCGACGGGTTGGCTCGTATGAACCTGCAGCTGCGTATCCATGAAGAGTTAGATAAGGAAGGCGACCAATGACTGTCCGTTTCCGCACTGCTCGTTATCTAGTGGCGTTGCTCTGGCATTGGTCAGTGCCGTTCATGCTGGGCGCTCTGACCGCTTCTCTGGTCGCAGCCCAAGGAATCCTCTCAACCGTTCAAATGATTGATCAGTCTTTTGATGGCGCCCTACAGCGGACAGTCGCCAGTTGTTCAACCGCAGCCCCCGAGACGGCGGAAATTAGCGGAGCAACGCGGAGTCTGTTTCCGCTGGCTCGGGGGCCAACAAGCCCTCCGGGCGCGTTAGTCCTGGCATTACCCAGTGATACCCGGCCCTAGGCCAACAACCCAAACCCCCCGCAGTACCGAGAACACCCTCGGGCGAAACCAGAAATTCGCCTGTGTGGATTCGCTCGGCCTGCAGAAAGGCAAAACCGCGCAATCAGGCGCATCACAAGTGAGGTAACACCAATGGCACGTTCAACTATGGAAGTCGCGTTTCTCGGTACTCAGAAAACTGAAATGGAAGGCGCTAAGTACGTGAAGGTCTTCTACGGCGACGAGCCGGACGGCAAGACCGAACACGGACTGTCGATCATCGGCATGGCAGTAGCGGATGACGTAGCCGACGAAGTATTCGCAGCCGGTGCCCAATTCGCCCCGCTGGAAACCGTCCGCATCACCTTCGACGTGGCCCGAGGCGGGCAGAACAAGGGCAAAAATCTGTGCCTGCATATCGAAGCCTTGAAGCCCAGGGCTGACAAGCCTGCGACCCCGGCCCAACCCCAGAACACACCGGCGAAAGCCTGAACCGTTAGTTGAAAGGGGTAGGCCATGGGACCGCAAGTTTACGTTCAGGTGTGTTCCACCTTCGACCAGTCCGGCCAATGCAGTCAGGCCGTCTGGCAACTGGCCTACCTCGCTTCGGACTCCACGGAGTTTGAAGCCTTCACCGCATTCGACCCCGAGGCATTTTGGTTCGGGTTCGGAACGACAGTGACCTGTTTCTTTGTTGGTTTTGGTATCGGGTTGCTGGCGGCACTACTGCGCAAGATGCGTGGATAACTTAACCCTGTAAGAGGTACTACTCATGAAAGATATGAATGTTGTGCGTCGCTTCGGCGGCAAGTTCGGCACTGCTACTCGCAATGCCGCCATTGCTCTGACCGTTCCGGTCATGGCGTCCCCGGCCTTCGCGGCTCTGCCCGAAAGTGTGCAGACCGAGGTAGACACTGCCGTCGCTGACCTCCGCGATGGCGGTGGTCTGATCATCGGTGCCATTGCTGTGCTGGCCGGTCTGGCTCTGGTTATCGCCATCTTCCGTAAGGCGTAACCGTGCTCTGGTCATTGCTGCTGGGCGTCGTGTTGGCCTCGGCGTTCATCGCAGGCATCAAGGTTGGCCAGTATCAATGACTTCTAGGGGCCTTCGGGCCCCTTTCTTGTTTGGGTGGTGTGGTTATGCGTCGGGTTCTCGGGATCGTGCTTGGTGTTTTCCTTTCTGTTGTTCTGCCGTCATTGGCTCATGCCGAATATTTTTACTGGAAATATTCTAGTGGTTCTTACGGTACTTATACCGGTGCTACTCCGATAATTGTTGCCGATGCTGTTGTGGCTGGTAATGGATGGGTTCAGCACAAAAATTGTCGCCCTGATTCAGCATCACCCGATACCAAGTGGATCTGCTTTGCTAATACACGGCCTGGAAGTTACGGTTTCAATATCCTGATTCATCGCCATGGAGACTCCTGTCCTCCTGACACTACCTACAATTCAGAGACCGGTGGCTGCGAGGCTAGCTGTGCCGACACCGTAGGCACCCCGTTATTTGTTCGGGGCGACAATGCCATTGTGATCAACAGCAACGGGACCAACTACGTTGCCTCGCAAGCTCCTGCATCTATCTGCTCGATGGGCTGCAGCTTTGAGCCGGCCTCAAGCTTTGCGTCTAGCTGCTATCTCGTCTCCGGTTCCACTGATACCGGCTATTGCAACTACATCGTTGAAGGCACTGGCGACAGTTGCTCCGGCTCCAACCTGGTCCCCGGCGATACCTCTGGTGACCCGCTTAATCCGCCCCCTGAGCCTACCGATCCCAACGAACCCGCACCCGAACCAGACCCCTGTCATGGCGTCCCCGGCTATGAGTGGAACGGCACTACCTGCGTCAAGTCCGAAACCGGCGGCGGTGATGACGGCTCTGGAGACGGTGGTGACGGTTCTGGTGATGGTTCCGGCGATGGTGGCGGTGACGGATCGGGTGGCGGCTCTGGCGGTGGCTCGTCCGGTGGCGATGGATCGGGCGGCGATGGCTCTGGAGGCGACGGCGATGGCAGCGGCTCGGGTGACGGCAGTGGTTCAGGCGGCGGTGGCTCTAGTGGTGGCGGCTGTACTGGTGATGAGTGCGGTGGAGGCGAAGGCGGCGGCCTTAACCAGCCAGAGAAGGGCAATTTTGATGACGCTATTGCCGAGTACGACCAAAAGATCACCGACACGCTTGCGGAGATTAAAGACCAGTCCGGTCAGTTCGGTTCCCTGATCGAGCAAAAACTGGCTATCCAGCTCAACTCAGGTAACGCCCTCTTGCCTTGTTTTGAAGCTGACATCGCTGGCCGGACGGTCGGTTTCTGCCTGTCTGATAACGCCGAGCAACTGGCCCTGCTGCGCAACATCATCCTGTTTCTTGCAACCGTGATTGCCCTTTTCATCATCTTCCGGGAGGACAAGTAATGGATTTCCCGTTCATCGGTGACATTTTGGAGTTCTTTCAGTCGGTCTGGGATTGGATCTACTCCGGCATATATGACTTTGTGAAAGAGGTGTTCGTCCTGGCCACCAAGGTCGCGATCTACAGCTACTATCAGGCCCTGCTTTTCGCCCTGCAGGTTGCCTACCAGACCTTTCAAGAGCTGGTGAGCGAGATTGGTATCAGTGACAAGGTTCAGCAGTACTACAACATGCTGGATGCTGACGTTCGCTCCGTGCTGTCGTTCTTCGGTATACCTGATGCCCTGATGATCATTTTCTCGGCCATCGGTACCCGTTGGACGTTGAAGTTCGTTCCGTTCGTGGGGCGCTGATCATGGCTATCAAAATCCACCACGGGCCGAATGGCTCCTACAAAACCTCCGGCGCAATTCAGGATGACTTGATTCCGGCTCTTAAGGCTGGCCGCCACATCATCACAAACATTCGCGGCCTGACACGCGAACGGGTGTTTCAGGTGTTTCCTGACCTGCCGTCGAGCGTCGAGATCGAAAACCTCAATCTGGAAAACCTCGACGACCTCGAGAAGATGCGCACCTTCCCCCAATGGGCACCGCGAGGCGCGTTCATCATCTTCGATGAAACCCAGCTGATCTTTCTCAAGTCGTGGCGCGATACCGACTTGCGCAAGTTCGATTTCCCCGGTGGCCCACAAGCTGCCAAGGAAGCCGACCGGCCGATCAACTGGCTCGATGGCTGGACCCGGCACCGGCATTGGAACTGGGACATCATTCTGACCACTCCGAACATCGGCTACATCCGCGAAGACATTCGACTGACTGCCGAGAAAGCCTACTTGCATTCGAATCTGGCCGTCATCGGTATCAAGGGCCGCTACAAGGAATCACAGCACGCCGCCACCGAAAACAAGCCCGCCATGAAAGGCTCGATGGTCACCGTTAAGAAGATCAATAAGAGGACTTTTCAGCTCTATGAATCCACAGCAACCGGCACAGTCACCGACACCATCGCGGGCAAGAGCATTTTTCGAGACCCTAAGGTACTTCTGCTTCTCGGTTTGCCGGCCCTTTTTTTTGGGAATTTTCTACTTGGTGATGGATTCAGCTTTAGCCAGCGCAATGCTGATCCTGCGCCTGCTTCGCAGCCTGTGGCGGATGGTGTGGCCGATCATCCGACTCGTCATTCAATACCTGTTAATCCGCCTGGTCGTTCTGGTGCTGTTTCTGTATCTGGGCAGCAAGTTAATCAGCTGGCTGCTGTAGGCCATCCGTTCGAGGGGTATTTGATCCAGATTCGCGGGTCAGTCCTGGGTGAGCAAGATCCCTTCCGGCTGTACCTGTTCGATGTGATCGGCTCCACCGGTGAGCGCTTCCAGATCAACAGCCGACAGCTCCGACAGAGTGGCTATTCCCTTTCAGAAACGGCCGATTGTTCTGTGCGGCTTACCTTCGCCGACCAGTCTTTTTATGCCGTATGCGCCGGGGCTGCGCAGCGCGCCGCCGAGCGGCTCGTCTCGGAGCGTAGCGGCGCGCCTAGCAGCGAACCCGCGCGCGCCTATGTCCGCGTCATCGAGAACAGCGCGCCCCGCTGACGTCCCTGTAACACGTCAGATAAACAGTTCTAACTAACCTCAATATTACGCATTGGAGCACAGTTAATGGCCCGGCTAATTGACCAAAAACGACTGAACAAACAGACCGCTGAGGATGATGTTAGAGGTCGTCTTTTCATTGACCCGACCACCTGCAAACTGACAGACCTGTCAGGTGTTCGTTTGCTTCGTTGTGGGGTGGATACTGTCCGCCAGCTTTACCGGGGCATGATTCGGTTGGGCGTTCTGGCCATGTTTGAGAAACCCGGCACCATCGTTGAGTTTGCCGGTCAGCGTTGGCACACCGGACGGGTAGGGCGTGACTCCGGTTATCAGTTCAAGCTGCAGAATGCTGACCTTGGGTTTGTTCTGCTGATCAAAAACTTCAACGCCAAGGCTGACAGCATCGGTCCACACTTGAAAATCGAGGTATCGCCCCACGCGATCGACAGCCTGTCGCCCGATCGCCTGCAAGCCCGAATGGATTACTACGCCTCCGAGATTCTGGAGCATGTCGAGGTGAACCAGTGTGCTGTGCATCTGGCTCTAGACCTGCAGGGCTGGCAACCACCCGCTGATCTGGTCGCCCGCATGCACTGCCGTGCACGAAACCACCGGGACGTATCCGGCATTAACTCCATTGAATGGGCCATGAAGTCCAGCGTCTACGGTCGCGGCGAGACCTCTATGTTCGGCTCGGCCAACGGCGTGCAGCTGTGTATCTACAACAAGACCGAGCAGGCCAAGGCTACCGACAAGCTGGACTACTGGCAGTCGGTCTGGACGCGTTCGGATGATCCGTTTGATGCTGAGTGCCTGGACAACTACAACCCCGATCAAGACGTGTGGCGCATCGAGCTGCGCTATCACCACTCCGTGATTCAGCAGTTCGCCAGCGGCTCTACCCAGCTGAGCACCGGGGAGCTGATCGACACGCGCACCTTTGAGGCGTTCTGTCCGCATTTGGACGGCCTTTGGTGCTATGGCCTGCAGCAATTCAAGCTGCTTGCCCGACCGGGCTGCTATGACGCGTTTTGGACTCTGATTCGTGATGATGTGCGGGTGGAACTGCCGGTTGATTCCTTGTTGGACGATACTGCATACAAACGCTACTACAAGACTGCCAAGGGCTTCTCCGGCAAGAACGTGGAGTTGTTCTTGGGAAACTTCGTTAGCCTGCTGGCACGGGAGCGAGTGGGTGCCACTAAAGCGTTTGATCGTCTGAGGGAATGGGAATGTTGGCCTGTGATTCGTGACCACTACGCTGCTAAGGAAATGGGCGAACGGGATATTTACCGCCATATCCGCGACCTGCTGGAAGAGCGTCACGTTAGATGGGGCAGGGCGGTCTGATGGCGATCACCAAGCAACCTGATGGCCGTTGGAAAGCGGACGTTGAACCCATCAAGGGGAAGCGCTTCCGCAAGATATTCAAAACCAAGGCTGAAGCCCTGCGCTTTGAGGCGGCTTGCCGAGCCAAGCTAACTCAGCAACCAGACTGGTCACCTAAACCTGCTGATCGTCGTCGGCTGTCTGAATTGGTTGAAGCTTGGTATGACCTGCACGGTCACGGCTTGCGTGATGGTGTGCGACGCAAAAGCAAACTCCTGCTGCTATGCCAGCGCCTGCGCAATCCAGTCGCACGGCTACTGACTCCGGAAGCCTATACCAGTGATCGACGTGCTCGGATGGAACAGGGCACCTCGGCCAAGACGCTGAATAATGAGCTTGGTTACCTGCGGGCAGTGTTTAACGAACTGCGGGGCTTGGGTGTCATCGAGTATGAAAACCCGTTGGCACTGGTGAAGCCGCTGCGCCTGCAGGAACGCGAGTTGTCTTGGCTGACTGAGGATCAGATTGCCGAGTTGATGGAGGCGATCAGGGAGGGCTGCGATAACCCGCATGTTGAGCCGGTGGTGATGATATGTCTGTCTACCGGGGCGCGTTGGTCAGAGGCTGAGAAGTCTGGCCCGACTTCGGTCAGGAATGGAGTTATCACCTTCAGCGGCACGAAAAGCGGCAAGGTCAGAGCTGTTCCCATCTCTGCCGACCTGGAAACGTTCCTGCTCAAGCACTGGCGTCAGCATGGCCCGTTTACCTCCGCGATCACCTCATTCAGGCGAGCGCTGGCGAGAACCACGATCAAACTACCGAAAGGGCAGGCCGCACACGTCCTGCGGCACACCTTCGCTAGTCACTTCATGCAGAACGGCGGGAATATCCTGACCCTGCAAAAAATCCTTGGTCACTCCACCGTGGTCGTCACCATGCGCTATGCGCACCTCGCGCCGGAGCACTTGGCTGATGCCGTTCGCTTCAGCCCTTTTTCTTCGCGGCCTGCTTAGTCCCGTCGATTTGGTTCAGCCATGCATACTTTTGCGGGCTGATCGCTAACAGCTCATTTATTGCTTTTTCTCTGGCTTTGGGCTGCATGGTTCTCAATATCGCTTTGATGTCGTGCTTCACGCTGTCTTCTGGTGCGCCTAAAGACACAGCTTTTTCATACCAACAGTGCCCGTTTGAGAACTCTCCGGCCTCCATGTAAAGAGCGCCAAGAAGGGTGCAGGGGCGATAGCTTTTCGGTTGTAGGTTGTGCGCCTCTAACGCCAGCTTCATGGCCTTTTCGCTATTGCCTAGGTCTCGCTGAACTCCACCACTTGTTGTGAGTGCCGCTGATTTCAGCTTCTTGCTCTGCATCGCATCAAGCTGAATGTCGGCAAAAAGTTTCTCGGCTTCTGCTGATGCCTTGCATCGGCGCAGGTGTCCGCTGGCATTCACCAGTTGCCATACATCCTTCGTCTTTTTGTATTCTGCTAAATAGAAGTCGGCCTCTATTCTGTGATGCTCTCTTAAAACTTGCGTAAGAGGTCGCTCTATTTCCATTGTTCTGAGGAAAACAACGTCTTTCTCCGTAAGCCTCGTTCTCGTGCTTAGCTTTCGCAGAATGCCCATCAGCGGCTTCATTTCGTTGTGCTGGATGGAGTGGTCGACGTCGTACTTATTTCTTAGCTGCCGATCAGCTTGGCTCTGTGATCTTCGAGCTGGGATTCCGGCTAGCGGCCTCCTTTCATACCTTTTTGCGTGTTTCTGCTCCTGTTTCTGTTTCTCGTTCTGTTTCTCGAGCATTTCTGCTTGCTTTCGATCTACTGCGGCCTTCCGCTCTCCGCGTTTCCTTTCCTCTTCCGCTTCTGCAATTTTGCGCACCTGCAGCCGAGCCTCCCGCTCATCCGCGGCCAACCGGGCATACTCCAGATTTGATATTTCCCCATCAAAGCGCTTCAGAAGGCTGTTTAGGTTTTGCTCAGCTAGATATTTTCTAGCAAGGTTGCTCAACGGTTTCCCGGCCTCGAGGTCGACCAGAATTTTGTTTAGCCGAGAGCTCGGAATGGATGCTCCCGGCATGTCGTCGATGAACAGTGCTTTGGCAAAGAGGCTGATGGCTTTGGACACCTACTACTCCTTGTAAGTGATCGAGGCGGGCCTGGTGGCAGCTACCCCAAAATTTAGTGCCGTGGCAGAGTGATGCTTGAGTCCGTGCGGTGTCGTTACCGCTGAACCGTTTTCGACACTTCTTCGACACCCATAAAGAAAAACCCCCAAAAACTTCAACGTTTTCAGGGGTTTATTTGGTGGGCCGGGGTAATCTGAACAGGGTTCGTATGCCTTTGAAAAATATAGATTATGCTTGGTTCAACTTTTCCATGGAATACCTTTTGGAATCCATGTCGCTGGTCGTCGGGGGTGGAGACCA